TCCTTTTCGGTTATAATTCTAAAAAAGATACCTTTTTGTTTACAGTATGCTCTTGCTGCTTCCCATTTTGCTTGATTAACTATCCAAGCTGCTTGATTATGCCTACTACGACCTAGTTTTTCTTTTACAGTTTGATTTTCAGGCTTGACTTCTATAAGTTCAACACGTTGTTTACTTTTACGATCAGCATATGCAATAAAGAAGTCAGGTACATATATTGTGTGCTTACCAGTTAATGGATTCTTGTATGGTATCTTTATTGCTTCACTTGCCCATTTTGCGACACTTGGGTGTTCATCACAAAATTTCATAAAAGCAAATTCCCAACTACTTCGGTATGTTGGTACTTTCGTACCTATATACTTTTCAGCATTTTTAAGAGTATATTTTCCTTGTGCAAATCTTCCCATATCATATTAATAGATAATATTTCTTTTCTCGAATTTTTCATAATTAGATTCAACTTTAAAACCTAATGTACTAATTTTTTCTCTACTATAGTTTAAAACATTTGCAACTATATCACTAAGTTGTGTTTTATTTAAACCTTGCAGCGAATCGAGTAATTCAAATACTTTTATATTATCAATCTTTGCTTGTTGAAGAAGTACTGTTGCTACTGCAATTGCACTTGTTTTTTCAAAATCTCTATTTTCAAAAAATCCAATAACTGCATCAACATCATTTGCAGGATAAGAAATTGACTCAGTGAGATATTGATTGAAAAATTCTTTTACTTCGTTTGCACTATCATTTGATTTTGCTTTTGGTAAATTTGACATTATGTATTTCCTAACGGATTTTTCTGTGCAGGTATAGTTCTAGTATTACCTTGTCCATTCTCATTATAGTTATTTACAATTTGATTAGCAATGCCAATCAACTTTTGATTGCCGTTTTCAATTCCAGTGTCTACATTTTCTAATAAATTTGCTTGTTCAGTAGCGTTTAAATTATCAAATGATGTTAAATTATTAGCTGCTTGTTCATCAATTGTAGTTAATGCTCCGATTGCTAATGCTTTTTTAGCAACTGCTTCTTTTAACTCTATATCCGAATTTAAAGAATTCTGTAGTTCAACAGGTGGATAAAATTTATTTTCTTTTTGAGTAGTAACTGCAACAGCTTCTGTAATTTGCGATCCCGTACCGCCATTTTTAGGAAAACTTGTATTTGCTAATCCACTTACATTTGTGCCTGTTGCTGTTCTAATAGTTTTCCCTGCAACTTGAAATGCTTCGTTACGTACACCTTCTTTGGTAAGTTTCTTAGCATTCTTAACAGTACGTGCTGCTGTAAGTAGAGTACCTAAGTCTGCCTTGCCGCCGGCAATATCACCTAGTATACTTGTGCCTCCTGCTAGTATACCGGCACTACCAAATAAACTTGCTGCACTTCCAGCTGAAATAGGACTTGGAGTATTATCATAATGTTCGACACCAAAGCCTTTAGGTGTTGATCCTTCTTTAACTGCTCCGTCTGCGTAAAATACAGTTTCATATGCAACAGTCATTTGATTTTGAACAGGTTCTGCTGATGAACTGTTATCTAAACTATCATGTTGCCAAGACTCAATGAGTGGATTTACAAGAGTCATTGTTAAGTATTGATGTCTTGCTAATTGACTTATTTGTATACTAGTAAAGAATGGCTCGTATGCATCGTTATCAAAACCAAATCTATTTTTGTTTGCATCTGAGCCTTTATAAGCATTAAATCTATCATATGCTCTGTCAGTTTGATTAGGTGCTCCTGCACCATCTCTACTACCATATGTTCCGTCTGCATAATAATAGTTATAATAAGCAGTCCATAATTGAGTAACTATACTAGCGTTATCATCGTGAAATGTAATATTTACAGGATCATAATCTATTCTAGTTTGTAAGTTCTTTTTACGATTGTATTTGTTTTTAGTTTCAACACTAATTTTGTAACTAGGTAAGTCAACTGATTTTACCAACATGTTAACTTCATTTGAGTGTTTTTGCACCCACTGTGGTAATATCTTGTTAACTACATTTTCGTTAAGATTAAGTGTTACATGATATAGAAATTTTTGTTTTGGTGCAAGACGAAACTCGTTGTCTACATATAAACGAGCAGCATGTGTGTAGTCGGCCATGTTGCCTTTAGGGCTTAATGCTCCATTTACTACATTGTCTAAGAAACCTGTGAATATACTTGCCATACTAATATTTATCCAATAAGATAAAGTACGTATATAAAGAAAAAGGGAGCATTGCTCCCTAATTCAATCGACTGTGTGACTAATTTAACTTTTAGCTTGCGCCTGTAGTTGATGCAATAGCTGCTACGCTTCTGCCAATAGCAGTACCAACTCCGCCGCCTGATGCGCCTTGAGTTTGTATAGCATTATCGTACTTAATAGTAAGTGCTACTGTAACTGGTTCGTTAGCACTATATGCTAATGAGTTATAGTTTGCACTTTCTAAGTAACAACCGTAAAGTTCAAATGTGTCTAATGTTTCTGGTGCGTAGTTACCGTTACCACCGTCTAGAATTTCAATTCTAGTTACAAACTTATAATCAATTCCGCTTGCTGCACTTGACTGTTCCATAAAGTCAAACTGTCTTTGTAGTTGTTCACCAACTAGCTTTTGAACAGCACCAGTAGCATCGTCTCTTAAAGTTAATGTAATAGCTTCCCAGGTATGTTTACCTGCAAGATAAACTCTTGAGTTGTATACGTCAACAGTCATTGTCTCGAAGCTTACGTTTGGTCTAGTAACATCCTGTACCTGTTTAGTTAGTTCAGTTACTTCTCCTGCGCTTACACCAAAGTTTTCCAGTGACACTCTAAAGCGATACTGGAGTTTTGGCATGAGCAACCCTTGTGTAGAGTTGCTTGCGTCAGAAGCTAACGGAACTGTGATTTTTGATAATGATGAAATAGCCATTTAATTTGCTCCTAATTTGTTATATATATTTATCAATTTACAGTCCTGCTATCTCACCAGTGTTTTTCAAGCGTAGCGGAATGTAAATAAATTCTACTGCTTTAACTGGTTCAATTGCTATATCTAAATACATTTCATTTCTGTCAATTCTTGCTGGTGTGTTATTGCTTTCGTCACATACAACTAAGAAGTCATATAATGCTCTTGCACCCACTAGCTCTAGACATAAACTCTCTGCTGCTTGTTTGATTTGATCACGTGTGATCTTGTCATTTGGCTCAAAGATATATGGTTTAGCAAGTTTGTTAAGTTGGCTACGTAAGTAGATAACCAAACGTGCTACGTTGATTCTGTCTAATGAACTCGAACCTCTTGCACGAGTCTTTTGACCGTAGTTAACAAGTCCTGCTCCATTAATAAATGTAATTGGGTTAACTGCTGATGTGTAAAGTGTATCACGTTGTCCTTCGTTAAGTGCAATACTTACAAATTCGCCCTCAGCACTCACATAACCTGTTGCTGAAGCATTGTTAACACCACCTCGTCTTGTACCTGCTGGTGCAAACCATGGGTAACTAACTTGGTCACTTAATGCAATAGTTCTTAGCATCATATGACTTGGCGGAACAACTACATTGTTACCTGCATTATCACTTGTGAATCCTGCTGGATAAAATACACCTAAGTATTCATCTCTAGTAACAAGACCGTCGTCGTTATCTTCAACTGCTAGATTTACGTTTGTTGCCCATTCATTTAATGAAGTTGCATCTGGTGTTAATCTAAATGGTGAGTCACCTATAATAAATGCACTCAATCCTCTGTCAAAGTTAAGACTTACCATTTCTCCAATTAGTTCTGGATATCCTGGTGTTGCCATTACGTTAAACACTTTTGACTCATCATCTCTAATTTCGTCATTTGAGTTAACTGTTGCTTGTAACTGTTGTACAACAACCTTGCGTTGTGCGTGACGTCCAAAAGAGCCACTGCCGTCTGCTTGGTTAGCTGATTCTGTAACCCAACGGTCTGTACTATAAGCACTCATGCTTACATCGCCCATTCTTGGGTTATCAGCAGTAACATCAACATAGTTACGCATATATTTCTTAACATTAAATCCGCTTCTACGTAGGTTCCATAACATCATACCTTGTGGATATAGTGCTGGATCCGGAGCGTCTGCATCTAAGTGATCACTAAGTAGTAATTCACTAATAGTTGCTTCGCCTGCACCGCCGTCGGTATTCCAACGTGCGTCTGCAAATAAAATGCCATCTTCAGTAGTTTGATCGCCTTTGTCAATTAAGTCCCACTTAACAGTATCGCTGTTATAACGATAAATTGTTGGATAATTTTCTAAGTCTGCTGTACTAACCCAAATATCATTTGCGCCTGGTGTTGATGGAGCAGTAGCTGAAGTTTTAATTGTTGCACTTGAATATAGTGTGTTGTAACCTACCCAAGTTGTGCCATTATGTGCCATAATGTCTACTTCGTCAACTACTGAACTGTACCATAATGTACCGTCTGCTGTTGTTGATGTTGGAGCATCTCCTGATATCGATGATGCTGCTAAACTTACAACTGCCCAGTTAGTAACTTTATTAGCTGGAACAAATCCAATTAATGCTAAAGCACCGTCTGTATCAGTTATTCTAATGTCGCCGCCTAGTTTGTGCGAAATTGTAACTTTATTGTTTGCATCTACTGAAGCAACAATGTTTGTAGCGCCTGCACTGTTAATTGCGTCAGCAATTACATCTGCGTCTGTTGATGCACCTGTTGTTACTGCACTTACTGCTCTAGCAACACCTGTTGCACTGCCTACTACTGTTTCAGTTAGCGTAAACGTATGTGTTTGAGCTGGAAGTTGTGTTGCAACTACATTTGATGTCTGCGATGATGCACCTGATGCGCTTCTTCTATATATTTTAAAGTCGCCTAATGGTGCTGCTGCTTCACTCCAGTTAGACTGGATATAAAGATCGCCTACTGCTAGGTTGTTTCCGCCGCCCACTCTATCTAGTGCTACTAATGCTGCTTCGTTATCTGCATAAATTGGTGCTGGAACTAAGTCCCATAATTCTGTTGCAGCATTCCAAGATTTAACTCTCCAACGTGCTCCGCTGTTTGGCTCAGTAGTTTTAATCCAAATACTTCCTGATGGACGAGTATCTGTTCCTGATGTTTTATACTGCGGTACACCTGTGTGTGGAGCAATAGCTACTTTAGGAACTGCATATGTTCCAATAGTAATTCCTAATGTGCCTTCTAAATCATTACTACCTGCTTTAACTTCAATTGTAGTATCAGTTAATCCATTATTTAAAATAGCAAGTTGATCGTTAATATTAGCTAAACTTACACCAGTACCAGTTAGTACAGTGTTACCATTTGATACAATAAGATCTAATGTAGTTGCTGCGCCGCCTGAAGCTGCTGCTGTAATTGTGTAGTCTGATCCTGCAACATCAATTATAAATGTGTCAGTGTCAAGTAATCCACTTGTAACTGCTGCTGTACCAAGTACTGATGGAGTTGATCCGATCCAATCACTTGTTCCAACTTTTACCCAGTTACCTAAATAATTTTTCTTATAAATTGCATATGATGTAGTCTGTCCTGCAACAATAGCATAGTCGCCAATTGAACCAACTGATCCTTTTGGAACGCCGCCAGTTAGTTTTGCTGCATCTGTAATAACTATTGGTGTTTGAACTCCAAAGCTCTGTCCACCTGCTGTAGTTGCTGCTTCGCCATTCCACTCAAAAATGCCAAAAGCTGAAGAAGCTGTATCTACCCAAAGTGCGCCATCTGCTGGATCGCCTGCTGGTGCATCTGCTGATGCTTGTAGTGCTCCTAAGTCTACATCTGCTCTAACAACCCATGCTCTATTGCTAACACCTAATAGTGAATAAGCAGCTTGTAAGCCGTATTCATTAAGTTCGCCTGCATGTATTGGATTGTTGTTGTTATCAGTATAAAATACTGGGTCGCCAAATGTTTCTGTCAAATCGCGCTGTGATGTAAGTAAGTAAGGTTTTCCTGCATTTGCTTTCAGTGTTCCTGCAGCAGTACCTGTGCCAGCGCCATTTGTTTTATTTGCGGCGGAGGCTACGAAAATCATTGGAACTGTACCTGGTTCAGCGGGTGTGTAAAAACTTTCGTCTACTACGCTAACCTGTACGCCTGGTGATGTTAGTGCCATTATATATCTCCTATAATATTTTGTTTGAGCGTTTGTTACATGTATTTAGCATATAGGAAAGAAAAGGTGCTGATATATACCCATAAAAAGGTATCAAAAAGGTGAGCTAAATACAATATGAGACCATTATGCCAATGCGGCCAGCGACCTGCTGCTATAAATTACAAAAAAGGTAAAAAAGTTTACTACAGAAGCCTATGCGAAAGATGTTTGCGCAATGGATTAGGACATGGTATTCCTAAATGGAAACAACGAGGGTACGAGAAAAAAGACAGTTGTGAAAAATGCGGATTTAAATCAAAACATCCTGAACAGTTTAATGTGTTTCATATAGACGGTGATTTAAATAACTGTCGCCCTAACAACTTAAAAACTATTTGTGCTAACTGTCAACGAACACTTCAGAAAGAAGGTAGCCGCTGGAAGCAGGGAGACTTAATCCCTGATTTTTAAATAATGTCTGCATTAGTACATGCACATTCTTTTTCAGTCGTTGTAGATCGCCGTTGTTATCAATTGTATAATTACACATCCATTGTTCAATACTCATTGAGCTAGGATCTTCACTGGGCAAATGATCACTTCTGTCTACCCAAATAGCACAGTCAAATATTTCTTCATTCTGCATTGCAAAGAATTCACGCTTGTTACGTAGACCACAGTAGATGTCGTGTTCGGCAAATAAATTACGACCTAGTCTTGCTAAGTCGTCGCTACAATAATCATGTATCATATTATACCATTCAGTACGATGATTGTGCCTATCTGCATAACACTCTTCTTCATTAGAATATCCGTACTGATCTTTTAAGTCGTTAAAAATAAACAACTCTGAACAAAATTTACTCGATGACTGAAATGTATATCCGTATGCTTCTAACATCTCACATACAGTATCCTTACCGTGTCGGCCGTGTCCAACAACTAATAACTTTGGTAACATATATTATTCCTTTTTTAAATTTATGTATTTTCTGTTAAACATAGAGTCTAAAGACAGTCTACGTTTGCGTAACCCTTTTAAAGTACTTTCTGCATAAGCACCTATTTCTACGTCAATATTTTCTTTTTTAATTAGGTAATACTGTGCTAATGGTGTGCCTGCAGGAATTAATTCTTCGTCATTATTCGAGTGCCAAAACATTTGAACATTTAAAAAGTTTATTCCAGCGTCACCGTCGATTAGGCCAATTGATGCTGTAAATCTATTATCGTCGTGATAAGGAATAGGCATACATAATAGATAATAACCTTTAGGAACAGTAACTACCCATGGGCTATTAATTTTAATTACTGTTGGCATTGTGTCAGGTTTTAAAATTCCATATGGTTCTGTATCAGTACTAGGATGATATGTAATATAAGGATATTTCCATTCGTGATCAACTGTAAGTTGATTTTGATCTAGTGGAGTACTCCATTGAAACCCGCCATTATCATCTTTTTTAATATAGATATCTTGATAACTTTTTTGTACCCAACCGTGTCTTGCAACTAATGCAATTCCAGGGCATTTAGCAATATGAGTGTGCTGAGCATTTATAGGACATTCTGCACTTTCTTTTCGCATATTTTCTATCATTTTCTTTGCCCATTGATATTGAACTTTACCAGCAGGAACAATAGGCATTTGTTCGGCTACTTCAGGTATTAAACATTCAAATTTTAATTTAGGTTTTTTAAACATATATTTTATAATCCTTAATTATTTTACGTCTAAAATGCAACTTGGATTTCCGCTAGAGTTTGATTTAGAATTTATTTGCCCTTGAGGCATTGTATTAAAACTTATAGTCCATCTATCAAATTGATCTTGGTGTGGATGAGATGAGTGCATTAACCAACTAGGAAATAAAATTAGTTTACCAGGTTGTGCTTCAACTAATACAGATCTAGAATTGTTGTTGTGAACTTCTAAACTATTATTAGTTCTTTGTATCAACGGATCATTAAAACAAGTAGGCGACCCGGGTGTTAAATAGTACACAGCACTAATATAGCTCATCCTGTGAGAATGTGAAACTTGATGGCTTTGTGTATAAGCAGGATATTTATTAGCCCAGGATGTTGTAATTTCTAAGTTATCGCAGTCTAATTGTTCGTTACTAGCAAAGTCGTTGATACATTCAGTAAACCAAGAATATAAACTAGTATAAGAATCATCTTTATGCAAATAGTGGTCTGTTTGATAGCTTCGAAGTTGTGGCGGTAGTCGATCATTACCATTATCGATAAATTTTTCATTAGGTAATTTATCTAAGATATTAGAATTTAAAGATAGATCTTTTAAATTATACTCATAGAGTTTAATAGGAAAAATATTATGTATCATAGCTTATATAATACATTATTTTTATTAGTATGTCAACCGTTAATCGTATCCTAAACGTGCTACATTTTTCATTTCTTCTGTAAGCAGTTCTTGAACACGAATTTCATATGCTTCTTCAAATCCAGCTTCGTGAATATAACTTTCGTTATTTCCCCAAAGTCTTTTAAAGTATGAATGGTAAGTTTGTTCGACTGTTTCGTCGCTCCAGGATCTATCAATAAGTTTCCCTTTGATTATCCAATTTAAACGGTTAGCTTCTTTACGTACTTCGGGTGAACACATTATGGGACCTCCTTGTTGTATTGTATTTACAAGGAACTGTAATCGTTAGCGTTAACTTCGGGGTATTTTTAACCTATTGTAAATCCGTAGCCTACGCCGCCAGCCATTTGACTTGATACTTCCATTTCAAGTTTTTCCATTTCGGCTTGAGCTTCTGCTTTTAGTGCATCACCATTAAGTGCTGAGCCGCCCTGTGGTCCTGCAATAGTAGCAAATTTACTACGTGCTTCACCTAGCATATATTTGCAACTTGCTAGAGTATAATCTTTAATCCATTGCTTTGCTAGATAGTCATTTAGTAACTCACTATCTGGACGATAGTTATAGCAACGTAGTAATAAAGATTCTTCTGTACGAGGTCGTTGTAATAAGGTTAATTTTTTAGTTGCAGGATTCCAATTAAATTCAATAAATGATCCAAACATTCTACCTACTAATTCTTGATATTGACTGAATAAATCATATGTAGCTAGTCCGCCCATATTTGAACTTGACAGCAAGTATGTGTTTGTGTATGCCATATTAAATGGTTCAAACAAAGTTCCACCATCGCCACCACCGGATCTTGATCCAATACTTCTACGAAATAACTGACGTACTTCAACTACTTCATCTGGTAATGTATATTCGTTTTGGTCGTTGACTGTAGGCATAAACAAATAGCTTTCTTCTACACTATTGTCCGAACGCTGCCTAAATTTAGAAAATGCTTTGGTCAATGCAGTTTCGTAGTGTATAGGGTCTAATTCAACATCAATCATGCCGCCGCCTAGAAAGGCTTCTACATAGTCAAATACTTCTTGTTTTTGTGTTTGTGCTACTGCCATTTACTTTTCTCCGTCATAGTATTTATCTTTCGATAAATATGTATATGCCAAGATTAAGTTTATATAAACCAGAACGCGGATCCGACTTTAAATTCTTAGACCGCCAAATAAATGAAATGTTCACTATAGGTGGGACAGACCTGTTTGTCCACAAATATATTGGAACAAATGACGGAACAACAGAAAAGGATCATACACAGATCCAAGACATGTTGTTCTTAGAAAACAGAGATAGAAAATACGATCCTGATATCTATAGCATTAGAGGTATTTACAATGTACAAGATATTGACTTTGATTTAAGCCAATTTGGATTATTTTTAAGCAATGACACATTGTTTATGACTGTACATATTACAACTTCAGTAGAAGCAATTGGGCGTAAACTTATGCCCGGTGATGTTATAGAACTTCCTCACTTAAAAGACGAGTATGCACTAAATGACTTTAGCGTAGCATTAAAACGCTTTTACGTTATTGAAGATATCAACAGAGCAGCGGAAGGATTTTCGCCAACTTGGTATCCGCATTTATATAGACTTAAATTAAAACAAATAGTAGACAGTCAAGAATACAAAGATATACTTGATTTACCTGCAAGTGAAGACTATCCAGAAGATGGTACACTACGCGATGTGTTATCGACGTTTGAAGCAGAAATGAATGTTAATAATGCTGTTGTTGCAGAGGCCGAAGCAAATACACCAAAAAGTGGATATGACGTTGACGATAGTTTATACACTCTCGCAGTAGACGAAAATACTGGTAGAGCTAAAGTACAAGAAGTTGATGCAGACGGAAGCACAATTACAGATAAGGCTACTCCTGTTGCACATGGATATAAAGGATTACTTATAGGTGATGAATTTGCACCAAATGGCAGTAATTTTTCAAGCGGTATTAGTTTTCCTTTAGATAGTGTTGAAGGCGATTATTTTTTACGTACAGATTTTTTACCACAACGCATGTTTAGATGGGACGGCAGACGTTGGCTTAAAGTGCATGATGTTAAGAGAGCTCCAATGAATAACGGTACTACACAAACACTACGTGGATCATTTATTAATGACGTTAATACATATCTTTATAATACACCAATAGCACAAGACTTTGTACGCTTAACTGTAGGACAAACTAATATTGATACAGAAATTGCCTACACAACAGCAAAATATATACAACTAGAATACACATCATCTAATGACGGTTTTGCACGTAAAGACTATACAGTGGCTGACAACGCTGGTATGCTTACCAGCTACGACGATAACGGGACACAGCGCATACGTATTACATTACCTGCTAGTGCTGTTAAAGACGAAGGACTATACAGTTTAACACTGCACAACGAAAGAACACAACAGCGTCAAGCAATATCACAAGTATTAAAACCTAGGGCGGATAACTAATGGCTGAGCATTTTTATGACGGACAAATAAGAAAGTATCTTGTACAAATGATGCGACTGTTTAGTAATTTTAGTTACCAAACAGGAGACGGTACTGAAAAACAAGTACCTGTGCTATACGGAGATTTAACTCGTCAGGTAGGATCTATTCTTAGAGATAATTCTGAAAACAAAATACCTAGTGCGCCTCGCATGGCAGTTTACATTACAGGACTAGAACTAGATAGGGACCGTACTAGCGATTCAAGCTATGTAAACAAGCGTCACGTAAGGGAACGTGCTAAAGACGCAAATGGAAATTACACCGACGTACAAGGGCGACAATACACTGTAGAACGCCTAATGCCTACTCCATACAAATTAACTATAAATGTTGATATATGGTCAACAAACACCGATATGAAACTACAGATTATGGAGCAAATATTAATGCTGTTTAATCCTAGTTTAGATATACAAACAACTGACAACTATTTAGATTGGACTAGTTTAACAACAGTAATGCTAGACAGTGTTAATTTTAGTTCACGTGCAATTCCAGTAGGAGTTGACAGTGAAATTGATGTTGGTCAAATGACGTTTAGTACACCAATCTTTATTAGTCCGCCGGCAAAAGTTAAACGATTAGGAGTAGTTACTAATATCGTTACAAGTATATTTGACGGCGATGGATACTTAGATTTTGAAAAAATGTTGGAAGGTACGAACTTATTCAGTATTGGCGGAATGACACCTCCATTTAAAATGGACGGTGGCGACGAAGATTCAGACAAAGTAGTTGATACAGGAAAAGATCCTAATGCAGGGTATGTTCTTAATGAAGAAACAGGCGAATACGAATGGCAAGATCCTGATGGACTACTTGAACCTAGAAATCAAATCACAAGAGTTAACAAAGCAGTAATTGACAACCCATTACAAGAACGTGTACTTATTCTAAACGGACAAATACAATTATTAGATAACGGGTTACCTAGTAGCATGACATGGACTGATTATTTTTCCAAAGTACCTGGTCAATATAGAGCAGGCCTTAGTATAATGTATTTTAGAAAACCAGACATTAGTGGATTAGTTGCAGGACGCATTACTGTTAATAGTTTAGACGAAACTAAATTAGTAATTGATTGGGATAAAGATACATTACCTAGCAATACTACTATACAAGGTCCTGCACGTAATGCAAATCAACACTCTAGTGTAGACTATATTATTGATCCTTTACGTTATGATCCACAGTCGGATACAAGCCAAGCCGGCGTTCGGTTACTGCTGTTAGGAGCTATTGGTAGCTCGTCTAACACTGACGGTTCTGATGCTTGGAAAAATACAGATAATACTGACTTTGTAGCAGGTGCTAATGATATTATTGAATATGATGGTGCTAACTGGCATATAGTATTTGATGCTTCAGCAGAATATTTAACATACAATGAAGAAAATGTTACTACTGTTTATACTACTAATCTTAATACAGGCGTACAATACTACTGGGACGGTGAACAGTGGTTATTAAGCGTAGACGGTGAATATGCCAAAGGTGACTGGACAATTAAACTAGACGGCTAATTACTATTATGAACAAGATAGTTTGTAGTGGTGCCCTTTTTTACGCCCTAAACACAAAAAGATTTTTATTTCTACATCGCACTGGCGGCAAGACTGCCGGTACCTGGGGACTTGTAGGTGGTGGCAACGAAGAAGGTGAAACACCATTTGAAGGCTTAACTAGAGAAATACAAGAAGAAGTAGGTAATACTCCAAAATTTATAAAGACTATACCTTTAGAAACATTTGTTTCTAATGACGAACGATTTAACTTTCACACATATCTTGTTGTTATAAAAGAAGAATTTCTACCTAACTTAAATGACGAACATGATGGCTATGCATGGTGTAGTTTTAATAGTTGGCCTAAAGCCTTGCACCAAGGGCTACGTAATACATTACAAAATAAAACCAACCTTACTAAATTACAAACTGTATTTCAAGTTATAGACTTATTAGAGGAATAAATGACAGATAATATAAAACAAACAGATTACGGTTATGAAGTTGTTTGGACCGACAACGAACATTATTGTAGTAAAATATTAGTATTTGAAGAGGAAGGCAAACAAACTCGTTTACACTTCCACAAAGACAAACACAAAAGTTGGTTTGTAAATGCTGGAAAGTTTGAAGTACAGTGGGTTGATCCTAAAGACGGTAAAGCATATTCTAAAGAACTTCCAGAAGGTAGTATATTTGAAGTGCCTGCATTACTACCTGTCACACTAAAAAGTTTAGCTAATAACAGTGCTATGGCCGAAACTAGTAATAGCAATGATCCAGACGATTATTACAGGTTAAATTGATGCTCAACATACAACAGTCTAATACGTGGAAGAAAGATATTGCTCAATATAAAAGAGATATTGAAAAAATTAATAGCAATAGTGCTAAAGAAAATTGTTATGAAATTTTAAATAAATTAAGTAGAGAATATAATTATATTGACGCTGTTCATGACGTATCTAATAAATCAATTGATCCAACTAAAATTAGAGAAAATGTCGAAAACGGTATATCGCTAAGAAATGAATTAAATAGAATTATTAAAGATTCGAAAGATCTTTAACTGTAATAGATCCAAACATCGACGAATGAGATTGACATTGGTAGACATATGTACCGTTACCGCTTTCAGGAATTCTCCAATATAATGTTCCACTAGACTTTCCTTGTGCAGCACTATTTGTACTTACAGTTCCAGTTGGTGATACGTGTACTATATTACTAGTCAGTGCAGTAAGAGTGTTGTCTTGCAATTCAAATGGATGTCCTGATATATTTGTTAAGTCAAATGCTAGTGTGGTTCCGCTGATTGCATATATAGTAGGATTAGCACCACTATAATGACTGTCAAACGTATATGAACTGGTACCGTTATTATCTACTCTAAGCATTGCTATGGCAGGTTCGTAAATTTGATCTATTCTTAAAC